CAACCATCGTGACCAACTCCTGCAATCAACAGACTGGCAAGCCCTGAGCGACAACACAATGGGCGAGGCAATTACAACCTACCGTCAAGCCCTGCGCGATGTGCCAGATCAGGATGGGTTTCCGTTCAATGTTGTGTGGCCTGACAAACCTTGATGGATGAGGTGACGTGCGCGCGGTTTATAAGGCGATGGATAGCCAAGACCCCGGACACTACTGATATCTTATACTAAACAAGCGTCTAATATCTAAGGATCACCACAATGGGCTATGTACTAGGACTAAACAGCAGGCAGAAGTTGTCAGGGGTTAACCCTGTTCTTGTGGCCGTAGTAGAGAGGGCGATTGCTATCTCTGAGCAAGACTTTAGCGTAATCGAAGGTATCCGTAATATCGAACGACAACGACAGCTTGTAGCCACTGGTAAGTCTACTACAATGAACTCTCGACACTTGACTGGTGATGCTGTAGACTTAGCACCCCACCCTGTGTCTTGGGATTGGGAATACTTTTACCCTATTGCTGACGCCATGAAGCAAGCAGCTAAAGAACTTAATGTTGATCTTGAGTGGGGTGGCGACTGGAAAACATTTAAGGACGGGCCTCACTTTCAACTTAGCTGGAAAAAGAGGTGACATTGATTATGAGCGAAGAACCGTGGCAGATGAGTAAGAGTGTACCCATCACGTTTATCCTTGCAATCTTTATGCAGACAGTCGTTATCATCTGGTTTGTAGCAACACTACGGAATGATGTGGATAACAACAAACGTGATATTATAACAATCCAATCCAAGGTAGAATCCATTAGTGAGGTGGTGGTGGAACAGTCTATCTTGTTAGCCCGGATAGACGAGAATCTAAAGGTAATCCGCAATGCCCTTGAGAAAAAAAAATAAGACTTTCAAAAGGGAAGTGGCCATACTGTTGCTTGTCTTCTTTTGTTTCGTAGTGTTTAAGGGTGATGTAGGTATGGTGCAGGTTATCGTATGGCCTATCTTCGCCTTCGCTATGGCTTCATTTGGATTGGACGGTTATGCTAAACAGATTAAGAACAATGGTCCTGTTACTAGGGATGACACTGACCGCAGCCTGTAGTGGCTTAAACCCCCTAAGTCTACTGACTGGTGGCGGACCTAACGTAGCTGCCAACACACAGCTAGGGAAAACCAACAGTCAGACCATAGGCACTACCAACACCGTAGAGCAGGTGCTAGTGAGGCCACAGGCTAACACCATTAGGCAAAGCAACGACACCAGCACTATCCAAGCGGATAAGGTGGACCATGTGACTATCAATGAGACACCCTTGTGGATTATCATCCTGTTAGTGCTAGGGTGGTTACTCCCAAGCCCCAATGAAATATCTAGGGTCGTGCGCCAATGGTTCACTAGGTCCAAATGACAAAAACCCCGTAGGCTCCTTGAGTGGAACCTGCGGGGTTTTCTTTTGTCTGTTTACTACGGTGGGGGTGTCTACTATAGTGCCTCACCCATACACATAAGGCAGTATTCTTTCTTAACACCCAAAGGTGTCAAACCCTTGAATTCGGAATGCACTGACACGGAGATACGGATAGCCATCTCAAAGTTAAATCCTGAGGCCAACAGCACTCCAACCACGTCTGCCTCAGGGATGCCTAAGTCACGAGCCTGCGCTACACTGAGGGCTAAACCACTGAAACTCTCACAGAGGGAGGTCTGTTCGCTGTTGGCTTGGGCTAGTGTAGGCACCATAAGTGCCAATGATAACATTAATGCTTTAATCATGGTCATTCTCCATCTTATTGTCTACTTTGAATTGTGGGTCATCTAGCATACTATTTAGGGTTTTCCTAAGTTCTTGTACGCCTACATACTTCATCAGCAACCTAGCACCTGAGTAGATAAACTTACGCGCATCGTAGGCTTTGGTAGTACCGTCTTTAATGCCCCACCGCCAACCAGCTTTAGTTATATTAGCCAAGTGGAAGCTGTCCCCAAGCCATTGGGTATCTCCTTTCCACTCCAGAATATCATTAAGAGTATTCATTGGACGGTCAGATGGCAAGTTGTAGTAGTCCGCTGGACCACCATCAGGCTTACTCACAGGGTCGAACTTGGTGTCAACCGCAGGTTCAAAGTCAGTAACCCTCACAAACCATTCCCCTACTCGCCACAGAATTCCGTCTAGGGATTCTAAGTTTTCTAGAGTGACCACATCCCCAATAGCATACCTATGCCGCGATACGTTACCTACGATACGAACCCTGTCCCCGACTTTGTACTTATGTCCCATAGTTATACCTTCTCCTTTAAGAATACCTCAACCCACATCTTAGTTAGCTCACTGCGGACAATATCGTCTACACCAAACTCCACGATAGGTACTGGCAAGTTGTACTTACTAACATAGCCTAGAACCCTTGTCAACCCATCTGTACTCTTTAGGTCGGACTGCATAATGTCACCATTAAGGATGATCTTAGAGCCTTCGCCTACCCGTGTCAACAGCATCTTTAGCTGCTCAAAGGTAATGTTCTGGCAGTTACCAGTGATAAACACACGACCTTTCTGACGCACTACAATCATCCCGGTGGGGACTGTTACGCAGTAAACCTTACCTGAGTATTGGGAGCTTGTAGTAACAGCCCCCTGTAGAGTCACATTATTATAGTCGCTAATGTTAAGTCTGTAGTAGGGTTTCGGCTCTACCTTAAAGATTTTTCTCTTGTCATAGGTAACGCCGTAGTTAGCTGAGTAACCACAAAGGTGGGCAAGAGTCTGGATAGTGTCGATATTGTGTTTGTTAGTAGAACAGTACAACTTTCTACCGCCCTTGGTACTGCCATCCCAAAAGAGACACTCTTTAAGGAAGTCTGCGTGCAAGTCATCAAACAGAATATCCTGCAACACAAAATCTTTACTCTTAGTGTGCGTAACGTATTTAATGTCAGGTTGACCCTTCAGGTAAAAACGCACTCTCCCTTTACTATCCTTGTCGTATTTAGAGTAAGCAAGGCCAAGGTCTACTAGTGCTGCCTCCAACCTCTCGATCTTCTCTTCCCGCTTTACGGTAATGGTCCAGTAATTATGGACACCCTCGTTAGATTTAGTTGTCCCCTCGTAACTACCATCTGCTTGAAGCGCACAGGCGAGGATAACCTCACTAGGAATATTAACACAAAAGGATATACACTTAACACCAGCCACAGGAACCTTCCAGTTTGTCTTAGGCTTAACACTAAAGGGTGCCTCTACTAAAAGCCCCTTACCATCCAAGTATATAGCCCTGTGGTTTTCTGTGGCTGTCATACTAAACCTGTGCGTACTAGTGGTACACAAATTTCCACTGTAGTCTTTCTCAACGATACGGCTAGGGTTCACGAAGCTAATACCAAGGCCTGTGAACTGCCCCACGAAGTCCTCCTTAGACACCTCATCCAGCCGCTTAAACCCCTTACTAGTCATAATCTCAGTGTCGCCTGTGAAGCACTCGTCTACTATGATAAAAGTTTCACGGAAAGAGCGTCCCCGCATCATACCTAACGGGGCAGCTTCAATGTTACCGTTCTTAAGGCCACTTTCCACCACTGCCTTACCCAAGTGTTCCTCTAATACATCAAGCACAGGTAAGGCCCAAGGCTCTGTCTTCTCTCGCAGGTCGCCCTTTAGAAACCCTAGCTTCTCGTCTCCTACGGCCACATGAGGGCGTGTGATAACGATCTTGTTGATCTTCTTAGTGTGATACAGAGAGGCTGCTAGACTTGAGACTACATAGGTCTTACCCGTACCGCTAGGACCAAAGCATACAACTTGTGCAGCAGGGCCAATGATAGCCTTAATGTACTCAGCTTGTTTGTTTGTCTTAGGCAAGATACTAATGGGCTTCTTCTCCTCATCGAACTTGGTAGGTGTACGAGTAGTCTTTACTTTAGGTTTCTGCTGTACCACTGTCGTCTCCTATGCTTAGGTAAGGTTGGGCAGTTTATACACATGCTCAGGTGTTCTTGTCAAGACTTTCCGTATTTAACGTACATAAGATCCGAGATATACGGAAATTAGGTTAGGTTGTCCGCGCTATACACCACAGCTTCCACCGGAACCACTGATGTCACAGATGTCATGCGTCTCCACATGCTCGTAGAACTCCTCACCTAGCTTACTCACGGCCTCTGAGTAAGGTACGGATGTAAGTGGTTGTCCACCTCGTGCGCCATCTGGGTAGCAGGTGAACCCACGGAGTCTGTGGGCATAGGATGCAAGAGTGTTCGTAAACTTCTCTACGGTATCCTCGTTGTTTAGCTTGCTTCCCCAAGAAGGTAAGTTAATCGTAGAGGAGATAGACATATCAACGTAATCCTGCACATCAGCTTGGAACTTGATCCTCTGCTCGTATTTATCCGCAAGGTCAATAGCACTCTCTACCTTGTTTGGGTCAGCCCCGTAGAACTCAATCAACTCCTGTGCAGCACTATCGACTACATACTGGTACGCCCACCTATCTTTGCCCTTGAGATACCGCCGTTTATACGCCACAGCAAAGATAGGCTCAATGCCTGTGGAAGTACCAGCCAAGATGCCAATAGACCCCGTAGGGGCTACTGCACGGTTAGCCACAGGACGAGAGATACTCAAGCGGTCTGCAAACTCCTTGCTTACATTGTCAGAGACACCTTTGTACACAGACAGCCACTGGTGAAGCTCGGGTGTTACGTCATACTTGTACCCCTTCTTAATCAACCACTCATGCACACCCATGAAACCTAGCCCAAGTCGGCGGTTCTTAGCCCGTGTCAAGTAAACCTTATCGTAAGGCAACTGGGCTTTCAGTGTGCCACAGATCAAGAACATAGTACCTAGACGGACTACATCGCGGAGTTCCTCAATACTCTCGATACGACCAAAGTTTAGAGACCCAAGATTACAGACATCACTATCGTCTTCTGATGTCACTTCCGTACAGGCGTTGCGTAGGGTCTCCTTCTCCTTATCAAAGAAGTTAAACGAGAACCCCGGTTCTGCTGTCTGCATAGCCTGACGGACGTTTTGCTTGAATACGCTACCTACGTCCCCGGTCTTCCAGTATTTCATTAGCCATTCAGTGTCGTAGTTGACAGAGATGTTAGTCATGTCTAGGGGGGCAGGAAAGTTAAAGTCTTCTTGCTTAATGTCCCACAGGGTCTTACCTGTCTTACCTACAGGCATAGACTCCCAGTCCTTCGCCTTCAAGAACTTCTCAATGTCCCCGTGTTTCCAGTTGAGGGAGGCGTAGATAGCAGACCGACGAGAGCCTCCCTGCATAACCCGACGACCAATTTCATTTAGCATGTTCATCTTAGGGATAGGCCCAGATGCCTCACCACCAGTCTTGTGGATAGGCGTACCCTCGGCACGATACACGGAGTAGTCCACACCGATACCACCCCCAGTCATCAAGCAGGACTCCGCCTTCCAAGACAGATTGGCCCAATCCTCTCGTGTATCCTCCTCTGCTTTAAGCAGGTAGCAGTTGTTAAAGAATTTGTTCAGTCTACCTGCGTAGTAAAGGTAACGACCACCGGGGATAAACTTAAGTTCACGGATATACTTCTCAAGCTGGCTCTTGTCCTCCTTAGTAACAGAATCACCACCGACTGACATCACGTCCTCGACCAAAGTCTTAGCCAAGGAGGACCACGTTTCTGCACCTTCGTGACGATACTTGTGGTTAAAGATGTCCTCGGAGAACTTGCTACGGAACATGGGGTTTAGGTTAGACTTGTAGCGCGTCATAGGTCATTCTTTCGTACAAAGGTTTTATAATCTGTTGGCGTCAGGTAGAACTCCAAAGTGCGTAACATAGCAGCTACGGTCCTAGTCTTATTCTCTACCGACTCGTGGGGGTCTGAGTTGGGGGCTAGTATACATTTAATGTAGTACTTGATAGACTTAACGACTACGGCTGCCTCTTGGTCGAGTGTAATTTCAATCTTCATTTGGGCTTCCTTTGTTTAGGGATAGGGGTCTTAGACCAGTCGTCGCAGGGGTCATTGCTCTCAGGCATTACTTATCCCAACACCCCCACTGTGACCACGGCCCCGTCTGGCCCGGTGTATCTGCCAGTGACCAGCTTGCCGTCGGTGGTTGGTAGGGTGATGCAGTGGGTGTCCACCCCATAACGCCCCCCAACGGCAAACAAAAAACCATCCCCGAAGTCAGCGCCCGTAATCACCACCTCACCCCGCACAGGCCCGATCACGCGGCGATAGGCGATGATGCGGGAAACCGATGTTTTGTGGAAATCCCAATCAAGCATTGATGTGTCATAGGTTTCCGCCATTTCTGCCTGCGCTTGGTTTTTGTCGCGATACCAAGGCTGAACCAGTCCTGACGGAACATTGCCTTTGAACCATTCCCAATCCCCAAATTGCGTTTCAATCTCTGGCTTGGGGTTGGCGCGGGAAATGACGGTCCAAAAATGGCCTTCATCATCAAGAATAATATTATCTGCCATAAATGGTTTTATGCACCCAATAGTGAGATTGTTACCTATTAGACTGCACCGATTGTACTGCACCACATCGCCCACCTGCACGTTATGGCCTGCCAGTGTGTTTGGTTCGTTATCTATATTCACACTAAATCCTCCAGATTAACCTTGTGATACTTAGGGTTCTTAATGATCTTACCCTCGTCGGAACGCAGGATAGTACCATCGTCTTGAACGCAGCGACCTAAGTTGTTCTCGTGTACACGTTGTAGAGCCTGTTCCAAGTCCCAACCACCACCACTAGCATAACCATACACCACATAAACCAAGTCCGCAAGCTCTTTCAACTGAGGTCCCTTAGTATTGTGCAGATACTCGGATTGCCATTCATCATACTCCTCTTGGATTAGGCTTGCGTACAGGTGAGCTGTGGGGCTCTGCCCAGTGACAGAGGCAAACTCCTGTACCATTTCCGTGACTGACTTATTCTTAGTCCCCGTCTGGTAGTATGAGTTGTCCCAGTTCTTAATCTGTTCTCTTGTCAGCATTATGGTAGTCTCCCTTTGAATACTGTATCTGTAGCACAGTCCACAAACTTATACCAGCAGTAATTATCCACACCCGTAACCAACCTCCCCTCAGCGTTAGGGAACCAGCAGAGCCTACCTACACTAAGTATCATAGAACACTTTCTCATGTGGGGTGTCATGTACTTATTGTGCAGCATATCAGCAGGTAGTAGCAACCATGTCGGTAGTAGACTACTTAGGTGACCAATGCAAGGTAAAAGTGCGCTTTTGGTAAAGGGTGGGTTACTTATGAAGTAGTCGATACCAATCACATCAGACTTGGTAATTTCCGTAGCAGGCATAACCTTAGAACTTCCCACTGTCTCACGAATGTCACTACGCCATTTACATGTGGCAGTGTCCACAAGCAAGTCCTCTAGGTCCCCATCACCATAGAAAGGCTCACCGTAGTTACACCCACGGATGTAAGGCAGTAGGGGTGTCACCGCATTAGGGTCTATGGTGGCATAGAAGTCCTTATCAGACTTAGGTTTCTTTACTTCCTCACGTTTTCCCATACTCTTTCCTTAGTGATTCTAAGCTGATAAACTCAGGCTCGTATGTTCCGTCATCCACGTTCTTTAGGTACACTAGACCTCGCCACCACAGCTTATTACAAGCACCAGCCCAACCGCTGTCGAAGTCTTGGAATACACCTGCGACAAGACCCATCATAGTCTTACCACTGGTACTTGACCGCACAGCCCAGTCTACTGTATGACTGTGGGCAGCTACGCAGCTAGAGTAGTTTTTAGCGATAAGAGATGCCGCATGGTTCTCACCACCAATAGGACGGCCCATAAGACCTGACACGAAGAAGTGAGCAAAGCTAATACCATCCGAAGTAATGATACCCGGTGTGCCACCATCGTACATCACAACATCATGGTAGTATTGCTCCAACTGGAAGTTCTTGTAGCTGATACCGTAACGATCACCCGCTAGGTGCGGTTCGTACTCTAGTACACGACTGAGGCGGTGTTCGTGGTTGCCCTCTAGGAAAATCTTACGGGGCTGTTTCTTCTTAGACTGCTTGATGGGATGCCACATACGATCTTGGAAGTCAAGGCCAGCTTCCATATCTTTCTCGTAACTAGCCCCATTGAAAGATGCCTTACCCTTATCAAAGGAACTGAGGGACGGCATATCCCATGTATCACCCATGTTAACCACAACGTCAGGCTTACGATCTTTGATAAACTGCCCCAACCAATCTGCACGGTCGTTGTTATGGTCAGGGTGGCTGTGGCAGTCAGGTACGATAAGATAATCCTTAGACATTAGCATCTCCTCGGGCAATCACTAGGGGTTCGATGGAACTCTTGAAGTGTCTTACCCACACAAGGGCTTCCTCTGCCGTCTCAAAATACCACTCACTGTCAGAGATAACCCCGTCAACCTCAATCCTAACCAGCAAGTAGGCTTCGTAGTCGTCAGGTCCATCCCACTCGTCTTCTAAATACGATTGTGTAAACGGTCCGTCAATAACAGCGTGAATGTATACTAATCCGTCACTGTCAAGCACACTACGCAGACCTGCTAAGGTCAAACCAAAACGAGCAATGACCATTCCTATTTTAGAAACGGCTACCCCAATAGAAATCCTAATAGTCATTATACAACCTCTTTTCCCGTAAGCCAACTGGCTGGTATTACTTTATCTGCGTACAAGAACTTGTGTTTATCACACCAGTCCCCGTAGCTGCTCTTGGAGCCTTTGTACAGCTTGCTCTTACTGTTGGAGAACACAAAGCGAATATCAAGACTAGGGTTCATCTCCCGCACTAACAAGTGTTTCGACCTGTCAGAACTATCGAATAGACCCTTACCCTCGATGATAATACCATTGTGTAACTCAAAGTCTGGTGTGTATGTGGACTCCTTCCTTCGGTACTTAACCTTGAGTTTCTCGTAGCAGAAAGTGTAGCCTTGGTCATTCAGTTGCTTAGCTATACGATACTCTAGTCCAGAGCGGAAGTCATCGCGTTTCATATGGTGGCTCCCTTGTCACCTCTGGTGGCTCCCACATCTGGCCTTCGTAGCGTCTGAGCCATAGTAGCCTAGCGTTCTCTAGCACACGATCTGTATCCCCATTGTATGCCTTCACACAGGCTTCGTATAGCTCTTGTTCAGAGGCGAGACCCTCTAAAATCTTAGCTGCCTTGACTGGACCCACACGGTAGATACCTTTGATATTATCTGCGGCGTCACCCGTAAGGATTTGTGTATAGAAGAACTTATTGCCAGTATCTACTGTAATATAAGTCCAAGTGTCTTTAGCAAAGTTATAGTTCCAGCCGGGTAATTGCATCATGTCCTTGTCGATAGTGCATACAACCGTGGTCTCAGGGTTACTCTTAGCAGATGCAATACCCACTAGATCATCTGCCTCCTCTCCTACGCTAACTTCCGCACCCCACTTTCGTTCTAACCATGCCCTAGTGACTAGCAAGTGCGTTGGTTTTGTTACTCCCGTCCTATTACCTTTGTATGGGGCAGTTTTCGCTACGTCAAATCTAAAGTTCTCTTTTCCGGTCAAGTAACACTTTAGATTATCCTTAGTAGGAAATACGACAGTCTGACTTACAATATAATTGACTAGTGTATCTACCTTATCTTTGGCGTCCTTCTCTTTCATACCCTCTGTCCCTGCCGCAGCACGATAGGCGATGATGTCCCCGTCAATGATTACCTTGTGTATCGTTTTGGGTTTACTCATGGGAAAATACGTCATTAAAGGCTTCCTTGTTAAAACCAAGCTCAAGAGCCTTGATATTGTAGGCCATAGCAGCCTCAAACTCATTCTCGAAGTAGCCCAGATAAACCGCAGAACCACTGGACCCGATACTGGAAACCCATTTGTTTTTCACCTTATCCCAGCAGACACCACGGAACTTAGACGAGGCACCTTTAGATTTTGTACGGAAAGAGCGGTGGTTCTCTGCGTGAGATACTTCCCGAAGGTTATCTGGGTGATTGTCAGACCTATTGCCGTTGATGTGGTCAATTTGTAAGGTAGGGTAAAATCCTTTCACCAAGTAATAGATTATACGATGGACTGAGTACAGCCTGCCCGCCAACCCAACCTTAAGATAACCACCAGTACTTAGGCAACCAACCTCTTGCCCAACCTTAGGGCACCTACGACCAACGCAGGTTTTTACGAGAAGTTTACCATCTTCAGTATAGAACCTCTCGCGGAGGGTCGCCAACTCCTCCACAGTAACTCCACGGGGTTTAGTCATTACCGTACTCCTTCCACTAGAATTGGTGCTGAAACTGGAAACTGCTTCTTCAACAACTCATACACCTGCTGTGCAACCACCCGTGTTTCATGTTGGGCATCAGGACTCATTCTCTCCCTACACATTTTAGCCATAGCACCCAAAGTGCCGCTCCAAGTCCATTCCACCATCAGGTTGACTGGCAACTCACCTCTGGCTTGCTCAATAGCCACCCCGTCTTCAACCATCTCGTTATACAAGTCAACGCACCTAGCGGCATTATCCAACGACTGAAACTGCCACGCGGTATTATTCGTGTGCGAGCCTTGAGAACCCTGTTTCTTGTCCTTAGATTGAACCCGGTAATCCGGCAGATACATCTCAAGATCGTCAGTAATGTATCTACGAGATATTTCACTCAGGATAGTGTACTCGGTCTTTACCAAATGCCTTGCTGTAAACATAGGCATTTTAACCTCGAAGCTAAAGAAGCTATGATTGAACGGCGTGTCGTGAGTTGGGGTATTCCGCCAACCCCACAGCAAAGGGACTAGCGGGTCTTTACCTTCTGCAAAGTCCATAGCTACCGCATCATCAATGCCCCCTAGGAACTTATCGAAGTCAGCTACAGTCATACCACGAGCCAAGAACTCAAGCAATCGCTTGTCCTTGTCCTTTAGTACCCGCGTACCCTCTGGTGTGTAGTCCCAATCGCTACGAGAGCCGAAGGAACGACGAGCGGCGTTGACAACCCCTAGATCGCTCCCCGTTGGGGGAACGTCTGGGTTCAATCGCACAATGATCTGGTTTTCACCCATAATTAAAACTCACTCCAAGTCTCACCACCACCATCAGATTTTACACAACCGACTTGCTCAACGTATGTGTAACCAGCAGCACGGGCGGCGTCCGCAAAGAAATACAGCAGGTCAAGAAGGTCCATCTCCTCCTTTGACCGACTTAGGGTCATTTCCCGCTCACCTGTCTCAACGTCACCTTCGTAGTATGTAAGTACAACTTTAGTTACAGCCATTCTCAGAAGCCTCCGCTTTGTGTTTCAGGTTCGTACTTAACGTGAGTCAACACTTTAATAGTGTCCATTTCGCAAATCTTATCTTGCCACACGTTAAACTTAACGATGACCTCAGAACCATTCCCGATAGTACCGTCCGTTGCCAAGTCCCAATCACGATGGCCATCACCGTCAGCCATAAGAATCTTAGGCGGACCCATTAGAACACCAGCTTCACCCGTCTCCTTGTCAGTAAACTTAGGGTTAAAGTTCTTACGAGTACACTTGTAGAATACCTCACCCTCAGCATCTTCTTTCCAGAGCATCCCTGTCATCCCTTTGTCTGGAATACCGTCAGCAATAGCCTTCTTCTTATCGGCACGGTTCATAAGCAGGTTCATAACAAACTGGCCCTTTACGGCCTCCAGCTTATTCCGTTGGTCAGCACCTTCGGGCAGGTTAGCCCCGAGGTCTTGTTGACCCTCAAACACTTTAGCGTATTGTGCAATCCCTGTGACATAAACGTAAGCCATATTTGTATCTTTCTTTGTTACCCTGTGTATGTGTATACGTCCCTTTTAGGGGCTAAAACAAGGGTGTTTCATTTATATAGTATAGGTGTTGCTATAGAATCACACTATCTAGTGTACTGCTGCATAGTTATCCCCAAACTGAATATCGCTAGTGATCTCTACGTTTAGCTTTAGTGTTTCGTTTACCTGTCGCATAGCCGCCTTGATTAACTCCTTGTGTTCTCCTTCCTTACCAGACTTAACGTAAGACAAAACCTCATCGTGGTACTGCATGTTAACTACGATACCTTTGTTACGCATGTTTAGAACCCAAGAGTCAAAGATAAAGACCCCAGTCCCTTGGTTTAAGGTTGACCATACGTCCCGGTCGTTACGCAGGCTATAGTAAAACCCACTGACAGGGTTCTTGACCCACATAGAGCCGTCAACCAAGGTCTTGACATAGGCATCCTTGGCAACCTTCTTGATAGCCCAGTTCATAGCCCAGAAGGCTTCTATGAGTGCCCCAGCTTCACCTACGGACATACCAGCCTCACGAGCAAGTTTAACCTTACCTACACCGTAGAGAGAGCTATAGTTTGTAACCTTAGCAGGACCACGCATAGCCTTTAGTCGTTTGTACCTCTGATCGTCAGCAGGAGAATCTTTAGAGTAACCAGAGAAAAAATCGTAGTCTTCGTCAGTTATCTTACCTGCCACCACGAGGAGTTTCATGTGTGGGTCAAAACCCTCGATGTCCATCGCTTCCACATAGTCAGGGTCGAGTGGTTTCATGTAGTGTCTTTTGGTCATGTCCTCTAGTGAGGTAACGTCAGAACCGCACACAACGTGGCCAGCGGGTGCTACGATACAAGCCCTGATCTCCTCTCCCCAAGCTGTACCTACCTTTGGCATGTTAACAATAGGTGCTCGGTGCTTTAGTCGCATAGTGTTAGTAAAACCACCAGCACTTGAGACTACCTTACCATTATTATCAGCACTCGTGAGAAAGCCTTTGAAGATACTCATACGGTGTGAAGCCACAGTTAGTCCCTCAAGAACCTCAATAGCAGGGTCTTTAGACTTTAGCTTTAAGACACTATCCGTGAGTTCACCCTTACGAGGACTACTGGCGGAACTGTATCGCACTTGCTCGATCTTCTTCTCGTCACCTGTCTTTTTATCTCTGTCGAACTTGTACGTACAAGGCTTCCAACCTAAGCTGTAGAGCCATTCTTTAACTTGGCTAGGGCTGTTAGGGTTCCCGTCCTCCCACCCCTCTATGATCGTTACAGTGCCTTCTGTAGTGTCTGGCAGGAACTGTTCCTTTAGCAGCTTATACCAAGCCTCCCCGTAGGCACTAAGGCTACCATCCTTCTTGGTCATTACCTTAGGCTTGTTCACATACTTCTCGACAGGAACCTTAGGCATAGCCTTAGCTAAGGCGATAGTTTTCTCACTCTTGATAGCGTCAAGTTCGTCGTAATGCCTTTGGGCTTTTGTAATGTCGATAGTCAGAGGGTATATCTCTTGCTCCCTAAGGCAATCCATTTTGAAGGAGAGATACCGTAGGAATCTCTGGATGTCGTCACTAAGGGGTTCCATAATACTTCTCTCCACACTCAGGGCATTTTCTGTACGTTGGCAGCTTATTGTAATCCTTGTCATAGGGCTTGACTAGGATAACCTTACTGAACCTGCCGAAGCCCTCCCGACAGCCATACATCTCCGCTACCTCTGCCGCCTTAAGGGTATCACCACCGTACTCCTTGAGGAAATGGTCATACACTAGGTCTCCGTTAAAGTCTAGGCCGCAGCTACCGCAATACCCGTGTTCATTAGCTGACACTGT